TCATTCGTCATCGCCATCGCCTCCTATTGGCATACACCCTAAACCATAGACCAGATTGTATACCTGTCAAGCATACACCGCAAGCCCTATTCCATACCTATATACACCTATAACCCTAGGGCATGGTGTATGCGAACATAGGATAGGGCTAAAGGTGTATGCACCCTTTGCCCATTCTATACGTATAGAATGGGCAAAGGGTGCATACACCCTTAGCCCTGGTACATTGTAGGGCTTGTGGTGTATGCTCTGGACGGGCTAGGGGTGTATGGAATGGGTCGGCATACACCTACTGCCCTAGGTGCAAGATTGTGCGAAGGTAAGGAGGCGAGGAGGTTGACAAGTTGGTGAGGATAGGTGGCGACCATAGGGCTAAGTAATTCAGATGGTCGGGAATGCAGGTAGGGACGGAAAGGACACGACTGCGCAGACAAGAAGGGACCCCGCTAAAACAGGGGCTTACAGGGAGGGCCAGAAAGGACGACGCCCGTTCGGGCGCCATTGTCTTTACAGGCAAAAGCGAATCTATGCGTTTTTACGCTTTTGCGTCTTTACGCCTTTACGCAAATGCGCATATGATGCAGCCACGGACAACAACAGAAGGGTGCCGGACATGCGAGCAAAGATCATCGCTGTAGTGAGTGAGAAGGGAGGACCGGGCAAAACAACCACCTCAACGAGCCTTAGTAGCTGCCTAAAGGTAAAGCACGGCCTCAAGGTCCTGCTGGTCGACTATGACCCCCAGGGCTCGGCGTCGAACTGGGCAGCGAGCCGCGACAAGGGTGAAGGCGACCCAGGCGTAATACCGGTGGTCAGCATTGGGGCCAACCTGGCGCGCGACCTGCCGGCCATTGCGGGCGGTTACGACGTCGTGGTCATCGATGGCAAACCCGCGCTCGACGCCCTCATGGCGGCCGCGCTCAAGGTTGCGGACCTAGTGATAATTCCGGTCCAGCCGTCGCCATACGACATATGGGCCAGCGAGCCGACGATCAATCTCGTAAAGGAACGGCAGGAGCTGGCAGACGGCAAGCCGATCGCCGTAACACTGGTCAGCCAGGCCATACCCAACACGAAGCTGGCCGGCGAGATCCGCGAGCACCTCGAATCCTACGGCCTGCCCGTATTGAACGCGCAGACGTGCAAGCGGCAGGCATATATCAAAGGCGTCGGCGCCGGCGAGAGCGTAATGGACCTGCCTGCCACCGACCCGGCCCGACAAGAAATCGAAGCCATCACCGCCGAAGTTTTAGCACTACTGGAAACGCAACAATGACCGACAAGAAACCCCTACTTACGCGCCGCCCGACGAACAACGAACGCGCAGGCGAAGCGCAGGCCCGAGCCGTTCTGGCCGACGCACCAAAAGACGAGCGCGTCTATTTCACCGGCCCGGCGCGGTATGCCATGGGCCTGACCGAGCTCAAAAACCTGTCGACCAACAACACAGCGGTCAAGCTGCTGCTGATGGAAGCGATCGAGGATTTATTCGAGAAGTATTCGCGAGGGGATGGGCAATATCCCGTACGTGACGTTGCCGAGCTAAAGCGGCGACTGGATGGCTTGCCGAAGTAAGGCGAGAAAGGTGCCGGGCCACGGGTGCAACCGTGACCAGGCGTAGACACAATCAAAACCCTGTGAGGCTCAACCATGTCCAGAAAGGACTATACCACGCTGCTCGACCTTCCCGTCAGCCAGCTCCTAACCGCTTCGCGCCAACTACTCGAGGCGTTTGCCGACCAGGCGCCCCCATGCGTCGCCGAGGCGCTGCATGACCTGCTCAGGAGGGCCGCATAATGGCTACCTCAGTGCATGAGCTCGAGCGCGGCGCGCAGCGCCTTGCAGCATTGCTGCAGGAGGACTACAGCCGCACGCGCATGGTCGACCACTACCTCGGCACCGTAACCCCTGCAGATCCGCGCATCGTCGAGATCGTCACCACTGCCAGCGACGTGCTGCAGCCGCTGCTTGAGCGCCTCGACGACAGCGAGGCCGAGCAGATCCTGCTCAACCATCGCCTGCGGATCTGCCGAGCGAACAATCAGAACCTGGCCGACTACCTGGCCACGCTACCCGGCCGCCTGCCGTTGCCTGGCGCGGACCTGGCCCGGGCGGACGTGCTGACCTGGCTGCAGGCCGAAGTCGACAGGGCGCCAAAGCCAGCCGCGGGAGTGCCAGCACCATGAGCCGACACGAATCGAGCGGGCTAGAAATTCTCCTCGGCCTACTGTTTGCCGGCGCCCTGTTCGGCGGCAAACTGGCCCTCTTCCTTTTTCGCACAATGCGCAACCTTGCCGGCGAAACTAAACCCCACTGCACCGAGACCCAACAATGACCACCACGCGCAATTTCTCCCAAGTTAAAGCCCTTGATGATCTAGAGCTCTTTGAGATCCTCGTCGCGGCATTCCCTGAAAAGTTCGCTGCGCGCGAGGAGGCTGGCGACGACTTGTGGGACGAGGTTCAAGAGTTCGCCGAAGATCTGTGCGCGGATATGGATATCGACCAGCTATCTCGACTCCTGGCGCGGCTTGTAATGCTTAGCTCCCCCATGGAGGCAGCACTATCGGGCGAGCGAGTCCACGCATTAGGAACGGTCGAGATCCGGGGCGACAAAGTATTTATGAGTGGGGGCGCCAAGCGGCCCGTTATCCAGCAATAGCCAGCCCTGATTTTCGGGCACAAAAAAAACCCCACCGCCGCGAGGCAGTGGGGTTTTTTTATTGGTCGCGATAAATCAGGCGGCGGCGATCCGCTCGACCTCGGGGTGCGCCACTTGCTCGGCCTCCCACTGGTCATAACCGGCCTGCATGGATAGCCAGAAACGGGCGGTGGAAAGCCCTGCGAGCTCCAGGCGCACAGCCAGGTCGGCGCGTACCGGCTTGCGGCCGTTTACCACGGCCGACAGAAAACCGCGGCTCAGATTGAGCTTGCGCGCGGCCTCCGAGATAGAAATGGGGGTCTCCTCGAACACCGTCTCGAGGACGGCGCCGGGATGCGGGGGATTGTGCATGGCCATAGGGCCTCCTTAGTGATAGTCGAGGTAATCAAGCAATTCAGTATCGGCGCCGTCGAAACGGAAGATAACGCGCCAGTTTCCGCTAACTGATAAGGACCAATAACCGGCCAGGTTGCCCTTGAGAGGATGAAGGCGAAAGCCTGGCATTTCTATCTCCTCGGGACCGGCAACCCTGTCCAGCACACCCAGCACTTGATTAAGGCGCTTTGCGTGAGCAGCTTGGATGCCCTTAGTGCTACCAGTGTCGAAGAAGGCCCGGAGGCCCTTATGTTTGAATGTCTTTATCATGGTGGTAAGTGTAACCATATTGGTTACAGTGCGCAACCACCAGACGAAAAAAAGGCCCCCACCGCGCCAGGCGATGGGGGCTCGTCAAGCTGGGAAAACGGGACCGCCGGTCAGCCGACACGACCCTCGGGATAGCTCGCCTCAAGCGAGCTGCGAAAACTCTGCTGACGACTCCCGCTGTGCGTTACCCGATCGGCAGACCAGTCGCCTTGCATAAAGCTCGGCCAGCTTGCATCGAGGCCGACCAGGCCCTCGGCCGTCAGTGCTGGATTGCCGGGGCAGTCCACGCGCAGCTTGACGGCCTCGCGGTCCTGCTTGCGCGATTGAGCCTCGGCCGCTGCCTTCGCCTCGGCCTCACCCTGATAGCGCTGGCGCACCTTCTTGAACGGCTCGACGCCCACCTCGACAATGCACTCTTTACCGGCCGAGCCATCCCACCAGGTCGTTTTGCAGCCTTTGAATTTAACCCGGGTATCGTCGTCGATACTGGCCATCGTGAACGACTTATCGCCCGGCCGGTTATCGTTGGTTACCGACAGCGTCACCTTGGGCAAGATCTGCCCGGATAGCGACTTAACCTGGCCTCGGCGGGCGAGCACGTACAAGCCGTTAACCGGCTTTGTCACGGCATCATATTGTTGAGCCAGGCGCGTCAGAAAACCCATGTCAGTCTCATTCGACTGGTCGACGTGCTCGATTTTAAGCATGGCCAGCTCGGGAGAAACCCGGGGCGAAAACCCATACTTTCGAGTCAGCTCGCGGAACAAGGCGCCCAAGGTTGTCGGGCCGTGACTGGCCGAGCGCCTGGCGCGGAATCCTGCCTCGTCGTTCGGCGTGAAGGGGGCCGCCATGGCCACAATCACCACGCGCGCCGGGAACAGGTTAGGCGTCAATCGGCTGATAATAAACTCGCCCTTATCGACGAGCCCCGACTCGACGTAGCCGATACGGATACCGATTTTCGCACCCTTGGCGGGCAGGCTATCAATCCCCTCAATGTTCACTGTCAGTTTGAGCTGATCCGACTCGACGCCAGCCGCGTCGACGAGCTCCCAATCGATTAGGCGCGAGTTGATCGTCGACGCGCCGGCGCCGTATACCTCGACGTCCGGGGTGAAACCTAGAGACATAGCGCCCCCCTTAATCCCATGGTGAAACCGGCGCGGCCGTGGTGGCCTGCTCCTCAAGCTCGGGCAGCATTACCAGCACGCCAGCAGGCAGGACCGGGCCGTAACTGGCCAGGCCGTCATTGATAAGCCAGAGCGCCTCCTCGGCCGCGTCATCGCAGCGGCCGAGCTCGCGATAGAGCAGCCTGGCGACCGTGTCGCCGGCAATTGACCGGGCATTACGCATTTACGAATTCCTTTAGCTCGATCACCCATTCGAGCATTGTCGCGGTGCCGTCATCGATCACACGCGTCTGATTCTCGGTGACCTTGTCGACACGCCAGCGACCCCACACTCGGCCCAGCGCGTCGACCAGCACATGCGGCGCGCGAGCGTTGGCCAGCGCGCGGAGCTCATCGACCCGCGTCATGCCAGCACCACGGGCCGCCTTGCCCTTGAGGCGCAAGGTCTCGAGACCCTGGCCGGTCTGGTGCGATTTGGGCTTGCTCGAAATGATGTCGAGATCAACCCAGCCGCCATCCGTGGCGCGCTCGAGGGTGTCATAAGGAAAATCGGTGGCCAGACCAAAAACGAACGACCCCAGGGCCATTTGCTGCGGCATTAGCTGCTCCCGTCAGTGAGTGAGGCCCCGCGCGCGATCGCGAGCGAGGGCGCGGTAAACATCGGCATAAACTTCGCCTGCAGCTCGGCCATGATCTTGTCGGCCAGGGCCTGGCTGGTGGCTTGGTCAGCGCCGTTTACTTGGAAGGTCGGGGCGAAAGTAATCTGCCGATTGTCCGCCGCCTGCGCGACGTCCTTGGCGACCGCCTCGGGCGGCTGCAGCAAGTTGCCCAGCTTGCCCAGCACGTCGCCGAGCCAGTTGCCGGCCGAGCCGAGCCCGCTATCGACGGCAGTCATGGCCC